CAATGCTCATTGTAACCTTATTATTCAAAGAGGCTTTGCCTGAATATGCGTTTTGGCCCGCTCCTGGTGCACTTATTGCCATTTAATTATCTTTTTGTTTTGTTTCTAATTCTAAAAACTGCTCTCTTCCATCTACTTCTTTAATCCCGTGAATATAATAATATTTAGAATCATAACTAATTCTATAAGTTCCTTTTATTGTAACTCCTAAATTTCTAATGTAAAAAGTTAAATCAGAAACATTAACTAATTCTTGAGATTCTTCTTTTCTATTACTTCTTTTCCAATCAATCTTGGCCCAAACAGTGTATGCAGTGCTCCAAGTTGATGTTTTTTCTCCATAGTTATTTTGCGTTAAAGTTGGAGATTCTATTACAATTCTTCTATCTAAATCGCCAATCTTTAACATACTAACATTTTATATTGATCCAATAAATATTGACTTGATAAAGGAAGTTCTGTTGCAATAGTTCCAGTTACCACGCTTTGCCTGTTTTGATACCAATTCCCAACCGTTAAGATTACAGCCGTTCTAATAGCCTCAGGAACGTTTGTTGATGCCGCACCATATCCAACGGTATATTTTACTTCTACTGCGTTTATTCTATCTGATAAGGATGGAAAATCAACATCAACAGCTCTTGCTATTCTGCAAGGCTCTAATGATGTATCAACTATATAATTAGAAGAGCTCCAAGTTTGTAAAGAATCATCTTCATCATAATATTTTACATGAGTTACTGAGCTAACTGGGGCTTTATATAAACTCTTTAATCCATCCCAATTATCTGAATATTGAGTTAAAACAGTATCTATAAAATATCTGTTTGTATATTCTTGGCAAGATTCCGTTGCAGCTGTAACCAAATTATCAATTAAAGTATCATCAGCCGATGTATCTACTTTTAAAAAATCCTTTGCTTGAGCCGTTGTAAATAATGGAGTTGTTGATGCCGTACTTACTTTTACACTTCTAATCATTGTTTTAAATTTAAAAAAAAGAGCTGGCCGTTGACCAACCAGCCCTTTTATTATTATTAACTTACTAAATTAAGCTATTAAAGTTGTATATTTCACAAATGAAGCACCAGAAGCAACTCCGAAATCTACATAGTTATTCATAACTAATCTAACAGCACCATTTGTAGCTGCTGAATAAGGATCAACAACTATATTAGAAGGCCCAAAAGTCGCCATTGTAACTCGACTAAAATCTCCAAATAGACCATCTCCAGAAGCACCAGCTGATTTAGCAGGAGCACTTGAGAACCATCCGTTGTAACCAGCTAATTTATCATCAACATATAAAGGATAAGTTGAAGAAACTTGAGCCTCTTTCTTTATAGCTGAGTATAACTCCCAAGAGTTAACAAATCCTAAATTACCATCTAAACCATGATTATTTGCAATAGTTTGAATTGCCTCTAACATATCAGATGCAACAGAGCCAGTTCCAAATGTAGCCTCAGTAAATGTCAAACATCCTGAAGTTTGAGCAATTGCAGTTGGAGCATTTGTTACGTTAGTTGATCCGAACATAGCTGCATCTATTTGAGTAGCCATATTACGTCCCATATCTCTCATAACTGAAGCCTCAGCAGCAGTTCCGTTTTGAGCAAGAATTACATTAGATAAATCTGCATAACCAGTTATTCTTGTTGGAGTTAAAGTAACTTTTCCAAAATCAGCACCACCATCAGCAGCAGCTCCATTTTCAGCAGCCCATGCAACAGTTGATCCTCCAGCGATAGGAAGAACAGTATCAGCAGCAACAGTTCCTAAATTGTTGATTCCAACTCTATTATATAAACCATCAGCTTGTAATGCATCAATATAAGCGCCAATTGCTGTTGGAGCAATAGCTGAATTTCCTTGATCAATAACAGCTCTTTTTTCTGTTAACATAGTTGGTATTCCAATCCCTTGTAAAGATTTTCTTGCCTCTAATTCAGATTCTTGATGCATCTCCAACTCTAATCCACTAAGTTGACCACCATTTCTAATTTCGTTTATCGCTTTAAATAAACTCCATCCTCTTGTTTCTTTTTCAACATCAACTTTTCCAACTGGAGTTCCAGCAAGTTTAACGTTTTTTCTTAGCTCAGATTCTACTTTCTCAGCTCTTTCAATTTTTACATCAACATCATCAATTTCTTTTAAAATTGAATCCATCTCAGTATTTTCATCTGATGTCAAATCTCTTTCTTCAGCAGAAGCAGTTTCTTTAATAACTTCTAACTTAGAAATAAAATCTGATCTCAGTTCTTTTAATTCGATACTTGATTTCATTTTTTATTAATTTTAATTATTTATTTCGTTTTATTAATTCGATCTTTAGTTTTGCCAACGAACGCGCCACTAAATCTTTTTCTTCATCTTCTTTTCTTTGTGTTTCTTTATAACATGCCAATCCTCTTTGTGCAATTACTAAATCAGATTCGGCCATTCTATAAGCCGGATATGTAACGGGAGAAACATCATATAGTTTATCAATCTTTGTTATTGTTCTCACGTCATTTCCATCTTCATCCGTACTCCATTCATCTCCATTTTCTGCAACTGTAAACGCAAAAGATGATTGAGTTATATTTCCGTTTTTCATATTAATTGCTAAATCTTTTCCATATGAAGTTTCAGGAATATCAAATTCATATTTTAATCCTTTTTCATCAACATTCAAATTTAACGTTCCTGAAGTTGATCTTGCAAGAATTAAAGATTCATCATGATTAATTAAAGCTCTAACATCTGAATTATCTATTGTTTCTTGAGTTATTGCAGATGGAGAAATGTATTCATAAAATCCTCCGAGATTCTCTGAACGTGAATTAAATATGCTCCCATATCCAACAACAACATCTCTTTTATCTTCCGTTTCCTCAACTCGGCTTTCTATTGTGTAAACTCTTTTTTCCATATTTGTATTATTATATTTTTTATCCCATATATTTCTTTCTTCTCTTTCGCATGAATCACAGGATACTCCATCACACTTTTCGCAAGATTCTTGTTTTGTTTCTTCTTGTATTTCTTCAATTTCATCATTAACATCAATTTCGACGCCTTCCCATTCTTTGCTTTTACCAAATACAATTGTTATTGTTTCATCATCTTCAATAACTTTTTTAATATGTCTTTCATCAGTATTTTTCATATCTTCATCATTTTCGTAATAATTTTCATTATCCTTTTCTGCCTCGGCTTGCGTTTCATATTTACAAGCTCCAGTTTTACCCCATTTCCATTTTCCGTTATTACATAATTCAGCTGGCATCTTCTCCTATTTTTTCAATTGTTGTCATATTCATTTGCATAAAGTGTTTACTTCCTGAATCAATCATATTCATTTCTTCAAATTTTCTAACCTCATTTATTGACATCCATCCGTTTGTAATTGCTGTTTTGTAGTAATCAGCACGATCTTTTACGTTTCCTCTTAATAATCCATTAACATTAAATTTAACGTACTCTCTGCCAACGTTACTTTTTCTAAATAGTTTTAATCCCATTTCTAACTCTATCTTATTTAAATAAGGCATTAAAGTATATGAAACAAATTCTTGAGATTGCATTTCAATATTGTTAAAACTTGACTTAGATAAATCTCTTAATAAATGAGGAGGCAAACCAAATATTCTTGCAACTTCAGAAACGCTAAATTGTCTACTCGCTAAAAACTGGGCTTGATCAGCTGATATACTTACTGGCTGAAATGAAAGACCCTCTTCCAATACTGCGGTTTGATTTGATCCACTTAATTGAGAATAGTTATTATTAAAGCTATTCCTGAGCCGGTCAATTGCCGTTTCACTTAGAGCTCTATCTGTTTTTAATATACCGGATAGCTTGGCCCCATTCTTGAAAAATGTTCTTCCAAACTCCTCTAAATCTCCATACCATCCTATTGCCGCTCTACATTGTTCGATTGGGCTCAAGCCTGTTATTCCATCGCTACCGGTGATTAACTTAAAATGAAGCATGTTTTCCGAATCAATTGTTTCTCCAGATTCTTCATCTGTATAATAAACCTTATTATCAAGAACGTATGTTTCAATATCATTATATTTAAAAGGCAATAATTCAATTGGCCTTCCTAATCTATTTCTTACAATTTTTATATAACTATTTCCATTAGTCAATAAATCCATCATTATTTTTTCTATGAAAACGTTTTTATTTTGATATGTATTAGGCTGATATTTTAATAAATAAGAAAGTTCATTATTTACTTCGCTTTTATCTCCATTCTTTTCTGTTTTATAAACGTTTATTGGTAACGTTGAAACCGATTCAGAAAGTAATCTGATCGCTGCCCATACAGCTGAGAAAGTCATTGCTTTGTCTGGTGTTACTTGAGTTGCCGCCCCAAATGGCATGTTGTAGTTGATACTTCTTTTTTCTTTTTTTTCTGGTCCTCTAAAGTAGTTTTGAATGTTTTGCAGTATTCCCACGATATAATATTTTTTGCAATTATAACGAAAGATTTATCTTTTTTTATGTAACATTGTTTCCTTTGTTTTCCTATCTCTGCAAACTCTGAAAGAATTATAATCAGAATATTTACGTTTGCCAAATGTTTCTTTATATTCTCTTTCTAATTCTTCATATG